GACCCCTATGGAAGCTGTGTACAACGGGCAGCAGCTGGCTTATAAAATATCAATGAATAGTATCTATGGATTTTGCGGGGCTTCTAAAGGCCTTTTACCTCTTGTCGCTATCGCCTCCACGGTGACAATGAGGGGTCGCCAAATGATCGAGGAGACGAAGAATTACGTCGAGGCAAACTTTCCGGGGGCTCACGTGAGGTACGGGGACTCTGTGATGCCCGGAACTCCGGTGCTTATACGTGGTGTTGATGGAGTTCGCATCCGGACCATAGAGTCTCTCGCCGAACACTGGATCGGTTATCCAGGTTTCCTCAAGGAGGGAACAGACAAAGAGCAGAGCGAACTCGATGGTATTGAGGTTTGGACACATCGTCAATGGCAGCCTATCAAGCGCGTCATCCGACACAAGTGCCAAAAGAAGATTTATCGCGTCTTGACTCATACAGGGCTCGTGGATGTCACTGAAGACCATTCTCTTTTGGACTGGAGACAACCAACGGAGGAGTTGAACATACTCAAACCAAAGGATGTTGAAATTGGTCAAAAGCTCTATCACTCTTTTCCAGAGAGTCTCTGGTTTGATGAAGTGTGCTCAGATGAGGAGGCATTCATTCTGGGTATGTTTGTAGGTGATGGATCGTGTGGAATATACGATTGCCCTTCAGGCCCCAAATCGACATGGGCGATAAACAACAAGGACCTCGCTCTCCTTGAAAAGTGCAAATTGTACTGCGAGAAAATATATACCGGGTACGACTTTGTTATTATGGATACTCTTGAGAGTTCGGGGGTGTATAAATTATCTCCACGCGGAGGATCTGTCGTTGATCTCGTGAAGAAGTATCGAGAGCAGTGTTATGATGGTCAGGCAAAAAAGGTACCACTAAAAGCATTCAATCGTAACCCCCAAGCGTTTTTGGACGGTCTCTGGGCATCAGATGGGTGCCGAAAGGATGCCGAGTCCGTAGGGTGTCACCGTATCGATACAAAAAATCAGGTGACAGCGCAGTGGTACTACCTATTTTTGCGGCATATGGGATGCTTCAACGTGTCACTCAACACGCGTTCTGATAAGCCGAACGTGTTTCGTCTGACGTGGACGAAGGGTCCACAAAGAAAAGATCCTGAAGCTATCAAAAAAATTGAAGTTCTTCACGAATCTTGGGACGGGTACGTCTACGACCTCGAGACAGAAGCTGGAACCTTTCAAGCTGGCATCGGGCGAATGATTGTCAAAAACACCGACAGTGTGATGGTTGAGTTTGATGTCCAGGGCCGGAAAGGCCAGGAAGCTATCGACTATTCGTGGGAACTTGGCGAGCAGGCTGCAGAACAGTGCACACGACTCTTCAAAGCACCCAACGACCTCGAGCTCGAAAAGGTGTATTGTCCGTATTTTTTGTATTCCAAAAAGCGGTACGCGGCAAAGATGTACGAGAAAAAGGGGGACAATGTAGTGTTTAAAAAGATTGATGTGAAGGGTCTTCAGGTGGTTCGCCGGGATTCGTGCCAGTATGTCCGGGAAACACTCAAGAAACTGCTCGAGATGATTCTTGAGAGTGATGATCCGCGGCCCGTTGTTGAGTTTGCCAAGGCTTCGGCTAAGGATCTGATGGAGGGGAATGTAGAGGTGGCAAAACTTATGATGAGCAAACAGTTGGCGGCAAATTACAAGGTGAAGATGCCGCACGTCGAGGTCAGAGACAAGATTCGAAAGAGGGCCCCGGGGTCAGAGCCCCAACAGGGGGATCGGGTCCAGTTTGTCATTATTGAAGGAAGGGGGAAAATGTTTGAAAAGGCGGAGGACCCGGAGTGGGTCGCTGAAAAGAAGCTGAAGATTGACTACAATTACTACTTTACAAACCAGCTCAAGAAACCTGTGTGCGACTTGTTGGAGCCGCTTTTGGGGAATCAAGTTGAACAGATTATATTCCAGCCCAAGACGCAGAGGATCACTGACTTCTTTTCACGGGCTTAGAGTCAAGGCTTACTATGTAGGTAAGTACAAAAGATGGAGGAGCAGATTCTCGAACTTATTGAAGAGGAGGTGAACCGGCGGGTGGCCCTCCGCCTCAACAAGTCCCTTGAGGTCATCTCTAAGATGTATGAGATTCCTCTCGAGCAGCTCACGCGGGATGTATCCGGAATAGAGACTAGGTTCTGCCAGGGGACGCTCAAGAATAAAAAGAGGTGCCTCAAGGAACCCCAGGCGAATGGATACTGCAAGTTTCATCAGAATCAGATTCCGGTGCTCAAGGCGCAGACGGTGGCAACTTCAAACACACCGGTTGTATGGACAGCAAGTGCGCCAAATACTGGCTTAAACATTTAGTTAATTAATAGTACAATGAATAAATCAAGTCTACTTCTCGAGAGTCTCACCCGGTTTTTCAGCAACGACAAACACTCAGAACAACTACATGACATCCTCTCACACAGGAAGGGCATATCCCTTCGTAATTTGGAATGGTTTGTTACAAATTATTCAAAATCTCGGAATGTGACATATACTACGCCAAATGGCAAGATGTTTACGGTACATGTCGCATACAAGTCTTCCCTTGATGGGTACTCAAAAAAGCTCTTCGATCCCTTTTGTAGGACCGAGCGCATTGAATTTCAAGGAGTTACCACAACTGTTGCTCAATTGAACTTTATTCGCTGGTGTATCACCAACGGAATTATAGAGCACATACATAAAAGTCAGTTACATAAAAGGCAAACGGGCGCTTCCTCCGTCAAATTCGAGGACAGTGTACCCGTAATAGAATAAATACAAATTGTAACCCTGGAGCACCTGTGTGGCATATTGTTGATTTAGAACAATTTGCAGAGTTGTTGTTTGAGAGTTTAGCTTCGAGAAGTTTATGTATCCTCCAGCATTGTACTCTTTCGGATTGAGCCCGAAAGAATACATGTATATGTTCTTTGCGGGAATGCTCAGATTGTGCTCCATGGGCTGCTTGAACGCATAGTACAAAGACCCTTGAAATGTACTTGTAATGTCTGTGTTATTAAGTAAAATTTTGAATGAGTTGACCGGGTCGACAAAGTAGCTCGTCTGGCTCACAAATGGCAGGGAAATGGCCGTCTGCACGTATTTTGTAGTGAATCCGTATTCGTACCGTGAGTCGTTGTAGAGCACAGAGGTTGTTGTCTCGTACTTTTTGTTTCTGAAAAACCACACGAGGAGCTGCACTGGAAAACTGGCCGTCAGCTGGAGCTGTGGAGTGTAGGAACTGAATGAAAGGACCGATTCTTTCTTGAGCCGGTTCACCACAAACCTGAGTTTTGTCGATTGGTAATACAGTTTCTCCACTTGGGTCAACTTGACTTGCTCAAGAACCAAGGCGGGATTTATAATTTCCTGATTGGCAACTCCTCTGTCGTTTGAAATCCAAATCCATGGTTGAAATTGAATTCTAATGTAAATGTACTGATTTTTTAGAGCACACAGTGGAAAGTAGGGTCTTCGGAGTCTTTCACGGCCCTTGTTCAAGTGCGAGTGTCTCCGACAAAAGAAAAATTCCAAGGGCACATATACAGTCGTGGCCGAAGTTGGACTCAGAGAGCTGGATGACCCCCCATTCACGGCATAAAACATAGAAGTCTGCTCATCCGCATCCAAAAAGGTTTGATCCTTTATGAAAAACCAGTCGTCATACACAGTCTCCACCACAGTATCATTAATCATAAAGTCACACTGGGCAATCAGAGACCGACCCACCTGATTTGTGTATATATTCGAGGTACTTGTGAGCGCGGGCAGCTGGCACGTAAAGTACATGTTGCACAAAAGGTCCCCGAGCTCTTTGGGTTTCAACTCGATTGTGATTATTTGGCCAAGAAACTGGGTCCCTTGAATAGGAATGTACTGTTGATAAAGCACAAAGTTTGAATGTTGTTGCCAATTTGTGTTCCAAATTCTGTCATCCTTTCCAGTTGTGTACTTTTCTTGTGGTCCGACTGCATACAGTGCATATGAGGTGGCTGAATTGTATCCTACTTTTGTAATGTCCTTGTACTCATCCTGAAATATTTTTCCAGCGACTTGGTCGTTGAGTTCACGAAGAGGAGCACCCCCTGTTAATTTTATATTTGGATTCATTTGAATGATGACATTGGATGTGTAGGATGTTTGGTACATGACGTTTGCTCCTATGACTTTGGCTTGGCTCTCGGGTTGTTTAACAGTTGCCGTGCACTCGACCGGGGCGACCGTATTGAGTTCCACCTTTTCGCTAGCGAGGGTCACATATGAGTCGTAGGGGAACTGCTCGGATATTATGCCCGGAGTAGGCACATAGTTTACTGTCGATACATTACTGCTCATGAGTCCGGG